CTCCAAGACCGCGAAACGCCCGGCGGGTTGCAGGACTTCTTCAACCGTGAGCTGGCCCTGCCTTGGAAAGCTGCTGGCTCACTGATTACCACCGCCATAATCCGCGAGCGGGTGGACGCCTCACCTCGATACGTCATCGGTGAGCCGCCCGAGGGTAAGATGCTAGGGCGGATCATGTCGGTAGACGTTCAACAGACCGAACTGTGGTGGATCATCCGCGAGCTGCACGAAGACGGATCAAGCTACCTTGTGGACTACGGGGCCGCGATTGGCTGGGACTTAGTCACGGAAAAGTTTCGCCACTACAAATGCTTCAAGGGGGTAGTGGATTCGGGCTACGCGGCCAAGACCCCGGCGGGAGTTTACGATTTTGTGGCGCGCTCGGGTGGCCTATTTTGCGCGGCCAAGGGGCGCACGGTTAGCCAGGGACTGCGCGAGCCGTGGAAATTCCAGCAAATCCTTGGGGCCGGCCACAATATCTGGATGCTCCAATTCGACGCCGAGTTTTGGCAGGCACGGCTTTACCACGATGTGCTGCGTGATGGGCGGGGCAAGTGGTATCTGCCCCGAGACATTGCCAAGGACTATGTGACGCAGTTGCAGGGCGAGGCGCTGGTCGAGAAAGAAGGCGTGGCCAAATGGGCGCGCCTTGGGCCAAACCACTTGGCCGACTGCGAAAAGATGGGGCTTGTTCTGATCGATAGCATCATGTCGCAGTATTCGGCGGCAAACGCTGTTTCAACAGAGTAAAACAGCACTTGACGCGCAAGCACTTTGCGCTATCTTGTGGGCATGAGATCAATCTCTATTTGCCAAGACCAAAAGAAACTGATGGCCATGCGCCATTTCGACTTTGATCTGACCGACATGGATTTTGTCCGCTACTACGAGTCGCGCACTGGCGACCTTGTTTCACGCAACAGCAACGGCAGTTTGTGCGATGCCGACCAGTGGCGCGAGACGTGCGAGTGGGTCGCTTACCCAAAGGACACCGTTTACCGCATCCGTCGCGCCAAGATGCAAGACTGTTGGGAAATATATTGCGCTTATGAAATGCCCACACTGCGGAAAAAAGCTGCCTAAAGTTATCGACGCCGCCGAGGCAGGGCGGCGCGGTGGATCTGCCGGGCGCGGTGCGTCCAAGGCCAGAACTAGCGAACAGGCAAGGGCTGCGGCACTGGCATTGTGGGCCAAGCGCAGAAAGCTCGCGCCTTGACACACGCCGCGAGTGCGTGACGGACGCCGCCATTTTATCTGAGGTATTTTCCGCCGCCGAGTTGTCGCAACTGAAAGCCTCTTGCAAAAGCCAGATCCTTTCTGGCGGGGCCAGCCAGGCATTTGTGGTCAGCTCCAGCGTGGGCGGGCGCAGCGTCACCCTCCAGCAAACCTATTCCTGTTGGGATATGCTCGGCCTAATCGAAACAGCCTTGGCCATTAATGCCGGCACAATCGGCAACTCCCGCGTCAGCCAGATGCGCTTTCCCAATAGAACATGAGCAAGCCCACCAAATTTGTTGACCGCGTAGCTGCCGCCTTTGGCTTTAGCCGCATGATCGAGGCCGTGAATCACCGCAGCGAAGAGCGCGGGTGGGTTTACGCCCAAGCCCAGGACTCCAAAGTTGATCTTTCCTCCTACGACCGCACCCGCCTCATGGCACTATCGCGCAAGTGTTTCTACAACAACGCGATAGTCCGGGGGGCAGTGCGTGATAAAGCGATGTATTCGGTGGGCAGCGGCATCGGAATCCGCCCGCAAGCTATGTCGGGCGACCAAGCATGGGACGATGCGGCCGAGCAGTGGTGGGAAAATTGGGCGCGCTCGCCCGAGATCAGCGGGCGGCACGATATGCGCTCGCTTCAGATGCTGGTTTCCGAGGCCATTGACCGCGACGGGGAAATCTTTGCGGTGCTGACCGCCAAGAGCGACGGCGCTCCCGCCGTGCAGATCGTAGAAAGCCACCGTATTGAGTCGCCCGACACCGCAGCCAACAACAACGGCGTGGTGGACGGCGTGAAGTTGGACAAATTCCAGCGGCCATTGGGCTATTTTATTGGCGAAGGCGACGAATACCCGCGCCGTCACCGCGAGGTAAAAGCGGACGTGATGCTCCACGTCTACGAGCCAGAACGATCTGACCAGGTGCGCGGCTATCCTGCGATCGGCGTGGCCCTTAACAGCGTCTTGGACCGCGACGAATTGCTCCGCTTTGAAATGATGGCGGCCAAGGCCGGCAGCAGCATCGGCCTGGTCATCAAAAACGCCACAGGGAACATCGGGGCAGAAGGGTTCCTTGGTGACTTTAGCAAAGACAGCAGCGGCAACTTGACCAGGGAAACCATTTTTGGCGGCGGGCTAGTTCCACGCATGAAGTCCACGGAGGACATTCAGTCTTTTGTAATGAATAGGCCGAATGAGAAGCTCGACAAGCACCTTGAGCAATACATTCGGGCAGCGGCCATCGGCCTTGGCCTGCCTTACGAGTTTGTTTGGGATACGTCAGCCATCGGCGGAGTGGCGCAAAGGTTTATCATTCAGAAGGCGGCACGATGCTTTGCCGCCCGCCAGGATGTGCTGGTCAACGCCTTCCTGTCGAAACTGTGGCGCTACGCTATTGCCCGAGCCATTTCTCGCCGCGAGCTGCCAATGGTCGCCGGCTGGCAACAAGTCGGATGGCAGACCCCGCGTTCGATCACGGTGGACGTGGGCCGCGAGGCCACCGCCCGCCGCGATGACGTGAAGGCGGGGCTGATGACCCTCTCAGATTACTTTGGCGAACAGGGTATTGATTGGAAAGAGGCCGTGGCCGAGATTGCCGCCGAACGCGAATTTGCCGCCGACCTAGGCGTAATGATCGGCGTTGAGCAGGCCCAGCCGCAACCGCTCTTGGTTGATGAGCCAGAATCGCCCGCAGTGACCGCGCCACAGTTGGAATCCAAAGAAGAGCCAACAGAACTTGCCCTGCCGAAAAAGCGTAAGCGCCTGTACCGCCGCAAGAAGACCGAGAAGCTGACCCCTTGACATGAGGGCAAGCGAGTATGGACTCGCTCAAATTTGAAGGTATCAGTGTGGCAACGGTTGGCCCCGCACTTGGCCACAGCATGATGGTTGATGACGTAACCCTGTTGCAGGCCGAGGAGGCCGGCAAGGTGGGCAGCCCGGTCAAAGTGTTCGTTGACCATGACGAGTCCATTGATTCCCTGATCGGCTTTCTGTCGAACTTCCGCATCGTTGAAGACCAGCTTCGCGCCGACCTAGAGCTTCTTGGCTCGCATCCCCAAGCGGCTTTTTACATGGAGATCCTCAACAAAGCGCCAAACCGAGTTGGCTTCAGCATGACCTTTAGCGGCCAGCCCGAAGAGCAGGACGGCAAGCGTTTCGCCAGAGTATCTGAGCTGGTCAGCGTGGATCTGGTCAGCCGCCCGGCAGCCAACGCTGGCGGCGTATTCCGCGCAGGATCAGAGCCCGAGGCCGCGCCCAAAGTTGACACTGCCGCAGTGGGCATGACTGAAATTACTTCTGTCGCTAAAGTTGAGTTCGACGCGCAAGCCGCCATCGAAGCGTTGACCGCTTCGGTTGCCGACCTCAAGTCCACCGTGGACGGCATTGCCGCTTCGCAAGACGAAACACCCGCTCCTGTTGCCGCTCCCGTTGATTCGGAAATGTCGGTCAAGCTCGACGCGGCCCTTAACAAACTCTCGGCCCTTGAGGTCGAACTCGCCGCTCGCGGCGACAACGCCATCAGCGGCAACGGTTCTGCCGTTTCCGTCGAAGACGCTTACGCCACCGGCGACCGCGCCACCAAATTTGAAATCGTTCGCAAGGCTCTTGAGGCCCGCGACTTTCCCCTCATCAGCAAACTCAAAAACAAGTAAAACATTATGGCTTCCATCACTGGTCTAAACGACGACATCATCAGTTCAGCGGCGCTCAAAGCGTTCGTTGATTCCCTCCATCCCCTGTCTGCTTTTTCCGTTAACTACAACGCCGAAGCCGCACGCAAGGGCGAAGTGGTCAGCATCCCGCTCATCAGCTCCATCACTGCCTCGACGTTCAACAACACCTACGAAGGTGCGGACGGCGACGTGACCCTCACGGCCCGCGAAGTCACCATCGACAAGCATTTCCTGTCGACCGTGGACTTCACGGACACCCAATGGGCCAAGTCCTCGGCCCTCACCCCGCAGATGCTGGCCGACATCGGCGCAGAACAGGGCCGTGCGGTTGCCCAGGCCTTCATCAGCTCGGTCTGGAGCATGATCACCACGGCGAATTACGGCGCGGCGGTGGCCAGCTTCACCTCGGCCTCCTTCAGCATGGCGGAAGTCCGCAAGGCTCGTTTGGAGTTGACCAAGGCCAAAGCCCCGCAGAATGACCGCTCGCTCTTCTTGGAGCCCGAGGCCTACGACGCTCTCCTTTCGGACAGCACCAACATCCTCGCCAACTTGAACTTTGGCGCTGAAGGCATCCGCGAGGGCGTGGTTCGCCGTTTGGCCGGCATGAACGTCTACGAGTCCACCCTGATCCCGGCGACCAACGTCGGCGCCACCATCACTCTGGCCGCTTTCGCGGTGCATCCCTCGGCCATCGCCGTGGCGATCCGCACCCTTCAGCCCCAGGCCCCGTCAGAGTACCTTGAGGCCCGCACCATCGTTGACCCTGTCAGCGGCATTGGGCTGGGTTATCGCAGACATTATAACACTGCAAATGGGACTCATTTCTTGAATTTTGAGGTAATCGGAGGCTACACCTATGGGGTAACCGCCGGCCTTAAGATCTTGGCTAAGAAGGCCTAATCACTGGTCTGGTTGTGTGTTCCGCAAGCCCCCGGCAGTAGCCGGGGGTTTTGCTTTGGGATTGGTTGACAAGCGCGCCGTGCGCGAATGACCACACAACATTCTTTGGCGTTGGTCGCTATTTCGGGCAATAGCGAGTCGTACATCGGGCGGTTCATTGAGAGCTTTCAGAAGCTCACGCCCCACATCTACATTGTCCGCGCCTGCGGCGGCAGGGAGCCAGACCGCTCCCTAGACATTGCCCGCGAAATGGGCTGCAAGGTGGGCGAATACAAAAACGCCGAGGCCTTCCAGTTTTGGGACCACGTCGACAACTTCGCCAACGCCCGGCAGATGGCCACCGACATGGCCGAGGCGGACGGCCACAAGTGGCTAATGTGGGCCGATACGGACGATATTATTGAGCAGGACTCCTGCGACATCATCCGGCAGCACCTTTCTGACACGGCTGCCACAACCTCGTTGGCCCTAATTCCCTACCGCCTAACCAACAACGGGCTCAACCTCCTGCGCGAGCGCGTCTGGAAGGCCGGCACGGCACGCTGGGAGGGTGCTGTTCACGAACATCTTGAGCCATTCGACAAGTCAGGGGAGGGCCAAGTGCGCTGGGAAGACGCCCGCATCGTTCACGCGCCTGACGAAAAGAAGGATGTCGCCGCCGAGAAGCAGGGCAACAGCCGCAACTGGCGGATCTTGTCCAGCCAGCCTGGCTGGGAGAAAGATCCGCGCTGGCTCTTTTATGCAAGCCTTGAGCATTTTGGGATGAAGGAGGACGCCCGAGGCATGGAGCTGGCCATTGAGGCGCTTAAGCATGAGGCCTTGTCGGGCGACGAACGCTATGAGTTGTATTTGCAACTCGCCATGCGTACACCGGTATTCCCCGCAAAGAAGTCACTGCTTCATGAGGCCTACAGGGTCAGTCCTTGGCGCAGGGAGGCGCTGGCGCAGCTTGCCGCAATCAGCCTAGACAACGAGAAGGCGCAAGACGCCTTGGCTTATTCCAGGGCTTTTATGGCCCTGCCAGTGCCTGAGATCGTGCCTTGGACCCATCGCCCGGTGGTTTATGGATTCGGAGGAGTCGGCCTCTATGCCTGCACGCTGCGGGCCAATGGCGACACGAAGCGTGCTGATCAGTTTGAATTGGATTGGTTCAAGAAGTGTGGCGGCAAGATTAGCGTTTGCCACCCAACGCGGGGGCGTCCAATGCAGGCCGCCGAGACGCGAAAGAAGTGGCTGGAGGCCGCTAAAGACCCTCAATCTGTTGAATACATCTTTGGGTTTGCCGAAGATGACAACGAGACGCGGGACATCTTGGGGCGCTTCAAGCACGCGCTATCTCCCGCCGGCCTCATGGATCAAGTGGGCGGCAACGCCGTGGCCAACTACAACGCAGCGGTCAAAGCCTCCACGGGTCACATCATCGTCACCGCGCAGGATGACATCGAGCCGCCGCTGTTTTGGGACGAAATGGTGTGGCAGGCGCTGGAACCGCACCTCAAGCGGCCCAAAGTCTTAGGCATCAAAGACGGCCACCGAACAGACGGCCTCATGGTGACCTTTATTTGCACGCGGCCCACCCTCGGCTGGCTCGGCAACGGTGGCGGCATCTTGTCGGGCGACTACCACGGCATCTACTCCGACACCGAGTTCTCCCACCGCGTCCGCAAGGCGGGCATCGTCTTGGACTCCGACATTGTGTTTCTGCACAACCACCCGGCCTTTGATCCCAAGGTTCCAACAGATGCCATCTACGATGTGGAAAACTCCAACGAGGCTTACAAATTCGGGGCCGAAGTCTTTAAGAGGCGCAACCCTGACGCCTTTGACTCCAAGCCATAGGGCATGGCCACGCAACTAGACACTGCTCACGTCCTTGGCATTGGCGCGATCACTGACCTAGGCGGCGAGGTGGTCACGATTGGCGACATAGCTTACCGTGCCATTGTCGGCAGCCTCGACGAGCGCGACGAGTTGGCCGAGGGCGGCGTGCGACAAATCCGCAGCGTGCAACTAGGCCTTCCCGCCAGCGCATTCCTGCCCAGCTTTGGCAGCGTGACCAATGCTGTGCCGACCATTTGGAGCCGGATCACCGTGCGCGACCAAGAGCTGCAAGTGCTGGCCGTGAACCGCGACCCTGCCGTGGTCGAGATTACCGCTGGCGGGTTGGCAGAATAAGGGCTTTTATGGCCGCAATCAATTTGACCATCAGCTTGGACGAGTTGCGCGAGTTTGTTCCAAAGTTTGTCAACGCCACCAAGAAGGAGGTATCGCTTGAAATGCGCCGTCAGGGGCGGCTTTTAGTGGTGGGCGACAGTGGCTTTGGTTTGATTTCTATCACCGCGCCACAGGGCAACGGCGACAGCGCAAAGGCTATTGGTGATTTTGCCGTGGCCCGAGACATTAGCAAAGTGTTCGCTCAGCGCGGCACTATCGCGGCCATCCTCGGGCAAACCGGCAAGCGCGGCGACAAGACCGCCTTTAATCGCTACATCCGCAACGGCGAACTGCAAAAAGCCAAAGACTTTGTAAACGGCCAAGCGCCAACCTCTGTGCAAGTGAGCGGCTACGTTCGCAACGGCAAAGCAGTTAAAGCCTACTCACAGACAAGGCAGGCCAGCGTTTTTTCGGACCCGCGCCTTGGTCGCATTGAACACATTGCCGACGAACCAAGCCGAATGCTGCACCAGGGCCGCCGTGGCTCTCGGGGGAAGGTGGGACGCTCGCAATGGGCGCAGATCGTTCTAAAGAAGACAGCTTACAATCAATATGTAACCGACACCATTAAGAGGGTTGGCTTGCTTAAAGCCGGGTGGGCCAAGGCCGCAGACCAGGCCAATCTTGGGGTCAGTGTGCCACGCTTTGTCAGGAACAATGTTGACCGTGCTATGGGCAAAGGCCGCGTGAGCGACGGCGACCCTTACAATATGTATGTCGAGCTGGTCAACGAAACCCCGGTGGCCTCGACCAAGATCAACAAGGGCAGCATTCAGTTCCTTCTTAACCTCCGCAAAGAAAACATCCTGGCCGAATTTGAAAAACGGGTTGGCAAGGTGGCCAAAGCAGCATGATTAATCGCGAAATCGAAGCCAGTTTTGCCGATTGGATCACCTCGGGCGTGAGCGGCACTTCTTTGGCTGGGGTGTCTATCCGTAGCGGCGTCCCGTCCGAGTCGCTTACTTACCCTGCCGTTATTGTCCAAGCTAACTCTAGCGAAGTCTTAGAGGGTGGGGCTAGACAGGGTTCTCGGATCAACGTGGACATTTCTGTAGTCAGCTCTGCAAGCAACGAAAGCGGCTGGCAAACCGCCCACAAAAACAGGGTGGGGGCGCTGGCCAAGTTGATGGACGATACCAACACCAACCCGAGCCTAGCCTCGATCAACGCCGCGCAAAGCGATTACACACTGTATGGCTGGGCGCTTTCCGAGTTGGCCAGCGAAACCTCAACCAACCACCAAGCCGACAGCTTCCGCCTGGCTGCCGTGGCCGGCGACCGCATCGGGACCACGCCGACAGGGCCGACCAACGCCGACCCGCAGGACTTCAGCCTTCGCCATGAAGTCGAGCAGATCCTAGCCGCGCACCTTATGGCCGAGCTGCCCGGCTCCGTAACTGACGATTATTCGGTTGAGCCCTACTACAACGAAGCCGCTGCCGCCGGCTCCCGCATCGTGGCTGCCTGCCTGTCAGCGTCCAAGCCCTTCCCGCAGTTAGCCCGCTACCAAGCGCAGGCCACCGTTCACGTTATCACCAATGGGGCCGATTCCACGGGCCACGTTGCCGCCGTCAGGCAAGTGCAGGACACGCTGCGCCTCTTGACCACGCAGGACTTTACCTCGGCCAACGTCACTGTGGCCGGGGTCATTGAGGGCTCGCACACCAACGATACGGACAGTAACCGCATTTCTGATGTGCTGGCTCTGAGTCTTTACGCGCAAGTAAACTAGGGAAGTTGACACCGCCCGCGAGGGCATGGCTATCGTCTACGGCGTTTCGGGTGCATTTTCCAAGTCCACCTCCAAAACCTTTGAGAAACTGCTTGTTGCGGACAAGAACGGCGTCACCACGACGATTCTGTCCAAATACGTTCGCACAGAAACAACCACCGAAACTGTCGACGCTGCTTTCGGCGCAGGAGCCATTGGCTCGGATGACGTTCTCAACGCCACCATCACCGCTCAGGTTGACGAGCAGCTCATCGAAAGCGGCACGGCCAGCACAGCACCGCCGTCCATTCGCTTTTACAACCCCCGCGCCGAGGCGTCTGCTCAAGTGCTAGGAGAGTTCACTGCGTCCAGCTTTACCCTTGATTCAATCGAGTTTATCACCTTGAGCGCCGAGAAGGCTGAAACGGCGGGCGATGTGGTCAAGACCAACATTCGTGGCACGGCAATCAACACGGCCACGGTGGGCGGCTCAACCCTGACCACGGGCGACCACGCCTCGACTTCAACCATTCGGGTTGAAAAACGGTTTTCCAACACCGATTACAACCGCATCACCGTCACCACGGTTGCCTTTGCCGGATCGTAACCGCCAGCGGCTATGGATAGCCTGGCCGCAGAAGCGTTTCTAAACGCAAGCCACAAGGTGTATGGTCTCGCCATGCGCCCGCTGTCGCTGGGCCACGCCTTTGTCCTAGAAAGTCTCGGCAACCCTTTTTACCACGGACGCCTCGGCACACCCGAGGAACTGCGCGTGGCCGCGTGGATCTGCGCTAACCCGCCGCT